GTCATTCAACACAGCCATTTGATGTCTTTTGAAACTGTATTCATCAATTTGCTTAAACAAGTCTTTATATTTTTCCTTTAATTCAAGCCATTCTTCCCATTTTTCACTTTTTTTTATATCATCAGTTAATGGCTCAATTAAATATAAATATTTATCATCATCTATTAAAACATTTAATAAATATCTATCATTATCTTTGGTTATATTCACTACTTTAATTTTACGTATTTCCCGCTCACCATAATGATACTCCATAAAACGAAATAATAACCAAAAGTGAGATTCTTCATAATGAAGAATCTCATAACTATCAACTATTAGGTTTGATTCAGGGAAACCGTCATATGCTTCACAAGCTATTCCCATTAAAGATCCATTATCACTTAGATACTTGAATGTTAAAATTAATTCTTTTTTATTCATTTTTCCACTTTAATAATATTTTTAATTAAACGACCATCTGGTAATTTATTAATGTTATGTTTTTTAAATACATTAATTAAAGACTCTTTATCATATTTATCAGCAACTACAATTGTATCAAGATTATCAATTAAGGTAACAGTATCTTTAAACATTGTTTCATTATCTGAAAAACCAGCAATATTTTTCCATTCTACTGGTGTTGAATTTCGTTTTTCAAAAACGTGCTCACCTATCACTTCACCATAATAATCATGAGCATAACTTATTGCATCCATTCTTTTTAATAGATCAATTTTAAAATTTAATTGAAGTGGCTTATTTTTTTTTCTAATCCTTGTAAAAAAGTAAGATGCTCCTCCTGTTCTCATGTCATCTATCGGAGATTTTCCGCCAACAGGAATGCCTAAACGTATCTTTTCTTTTGTACTGATCATAGCACCATTGTTTTCAAGCACCATATCAATAAATTTAACAATATCATAATCATTTGTTAATTCATGCCCAATAACATAATCTCCCATTTCTTTCTTAAATTCATCATCTTTAATATCAAAACGATATTGCAGTCGGTTTCCTGCTCCATTTTGATATCCTCCGAATGGATTATATTCTTTTCGCTTTGTAATGTCTTCGCCCAGTTCTTTGCTCCAATAATCCTTTAACGCTTTAATTTGATCCTTTTTAGAACCTTTTTCAATTCCTGTTATCACTTTTTTATAATCATCATCTTTATCACGCTTTAAAATATAGGCTTGTTTCTTTAAATACATCAGTTCTGTATCTTCGGGTGTTGAAATATCTGCATTTATGCCGATTGATTCTATTTGGTTATCGGTTTGCTCTTTTGCTCTTTGGGTTGCTGAATGAATAAAACGAGACACCAGACAAAGAACAGCAATAAACAATACCATGATAATGTTTTGGATAACGGGTTGTAAATATTCCATGACAATGGGTTGTAATAATATATCCATGTTAAATTGCTCCTTAAGTTGTTTTGTTTTCAACGCCAAAAAGCCTTGTAAGCGCCCACGCCCACAAAAACCCTATAGCAATTAAAAAACAATATAATAAAATACACATTTTCATTTTAATTTCAGTCGTCCACCAGGTGTTCAAAATGGCCACCCTATCCACGTTCTTTTATCCCCCAATACCAAAAAACAAAAACCCATTTGGCAGCGCTGCCAAATAAAAATATTTTTATTGTTATAAGCACATTACAATGGAAACCATAAAAGAAATAATCGGCTGTCTATCCATAGACCCAAAAGATTCAGAACGTTGTGCCAGACTCAATAAATCAGAAAACGACTTTTTTTATTTTTGCAAAACGTACCTGGCACACATGTTTTTTGAAGATTTCTCCGGTTTTCATCGTGAGGTTATCGAAGGCCTTACCAACAACGACTATAGACGAATTATCCTTGCGGCACCACGCGAGCACGGAAAAACACACCTTGTTTTTTTAGGCTACGTATTATGGGCAGCGCTCTTTAAAAAACATAATTATATGGTCATATTTTCAGCATCATCCACAATGAGCCGCGACCAGATGTTTAACATTAAAATAGAACTGGAAAATAACGAACTTATCCTATCTGATTTTGGAAATTTACAATCGTCCATCTGGCGAAAAGATAACATCCGTTTAACCAATAATGTTGAAATCAAAGCTTTAGGCGCAGAATGCTCCACAAGAGGACTAACACGGCCCGGTCAACGCCCTGATTTAATTATTTTTGACGATCTTGAAAAAGACCGAGTGGCACATTCAAAAGTGATGCGCGGAAATTTATATCAATGGGTCAAACGTGTGGCCATTCCGTTAGGAAAAGAAGCCAGACTTCTCTATATTGGTACAATTTTAAATTATGATTCTGTTCTCAAGCGATTAATGGTTGAATTTGCTGATAATAACCGATGGTTTATAAAAAAATATGCCGCTATCCTGAAAGGCACCATTGATGATTTAAGATGCGGTCGCAAAATAATACCATTATGGCCGGAATATTGGTCTCAGGAGAAATTACAAGAAAAGCTCGAAGAAATTGGATCAGCCGCTTTTTCCACTGAATACCTCAATGAGCCGCTATCTTCCGAAGACATGGTATTTCATCCGGAATGGTTTGAATATTATGAAAATCATCCGGTCAATCTTGATATTATTACTGCCGTTGATCCCGCAGTGGGTAAGGATACCGGCGATTTTTCCGCCATTGTTACCATTGGAAAAGATAACAGAACCGGCATTATTTATGTTCTGGATGCCAATGGTTATAAATGTAGTGATAATAAACTGGTTCAATTAATTATTGACCAATGGATCAAATGGAATCCTTCGGTAATTTTGTTCGAGGATGTTGCGTTTCAGTCCATTTATCAACGCTTGATTGCTCGTGAAGCCAGCGCAAAAGGCTATAATTTACCCCTTAAAGGCGTAAAACCAGCCGGTAAAAGCAAAGATACACGAATAAGACCACTTGCAGATCCTATTGAAAACAAGGTTTTGCAGTTTAAAACATCACAGCAATTGTTAATCGGGCAAATGGAACAGTATCACCCAAACCTAAACAACCCTGATGACCTTGTTGATGCGCTGGCGTATGCGGTGAATCAGGTTTTAAGTGTTTATGTTGGTGGGACTACCATTAAAACCAGAAAAAAAGCATCATTTTTTAATCGAATTTTTCATTGAAAGCACAAAACATGGTCAATGCCATTAAAGAAATATTTAATCGAATTACCGATATTGAAAACAAACTATCTGAATTGATTGCGGTTGGTGAAGTTGAAAAGGTTTATGCGCATAATGTTCAGGTAAAGCTTTTGGATCGGGACAATATGATTACCGGGTGGCTTCCGGTGCTTACCCGAAAAAGCAAAAATGATAAATTTTACTGTATGCCAGACATTGGTGAGCAAGTGTTATGCTTATTTGTTCCCTTTTCAGGATTGAGAAAAGGCTTTTGTTTAGGTGCTTTGTTTAATGAAAAAGATAGACCTGTTTCAACAGGTTATCAAGCGGTTACGTTTAAGGATGGGGCAACATATATTCATGATCAAAATGGTGGAAATTGTTCTATTGTGAATCGGTTTGTTTTAACAAGCCCTGAATTATCCATTCATGCCGACGATTCAATGATTCAAGGCAATCAATTAATTGTTGACCTCAGTCAAAATGCAACCATTGGCGCACAGATGCTTTCGGTTAACGCACAACAAATTACATTAACAATGGCAGGAACCACTATTGTTTTTTCAGGCTCTGGCGGTGAAATCACTGGCGACCTGAATATTAACGGCAATATTAATGCCACAGGCAACATTATTGCCAATGGCGCAAACAGCAACCATCATTCGCATCCATGAACTATGCAATCAACATAAATGGTCAGCAACTATGCGATGGTATTCTTCAAGAAATATCGCAATCATTGACCATATTATTAATGACCAGAAAAGGCGAAAAAATTGGAGAGCCGGATTATGGATGCGGGGCTTTTGAGCATCTGGACAAACCATCGCCTTTTCAAGATATGATTATGGATATTTATGATGCCATTGAACGTTATGAACCACGTGTGACAGTAAAAACAATTGTTCCGCAACAGAATACCGAGCATGTGACCATAACCATAACATATACCATTAATTCGGCTGATGATGACACCATTTATCAGCTTGTTATTTAAAAGGAGTCAGATATGGGTTTTTTACATGGTGTAGAAACCATCGAACTGTTACAGGGGCCAGTTCCAATCAATGAAGTTAAATCCGCTGTAATTGGTGTCATTGGAACCGCTTTAGAAGGTGAACCCTATAAAATGCATGTCATTAGAAGTCGGGACGAAATTGAACCGCTTTTCGGCAAGGCTTCACCTGGATTTACGCTTTATAATGCTTTGGATGCCATCTTTGATCATGTTCAAACCACTGTTTTAGCTGTTAATGTTTTTGATGTTTCTACTGACAAGGTTAGCGAAACAGAAACATTTGATAAATGGGAAGTTGCAGGCAGTCTGTATTATGTTCAACTTCCGCATAATAATGTCAGAAACGTCAAAATTGGTATTATCAATCCGGATAATCCTGGATCTGAAATTGTTGGACTTGATGACTATTATCAACACATTTCTGTTGATTATGACAATGGCATTGTTCAAAGACTTGACACTTTCCCTGTCACACAGGCAGAACTTGAAGACCCAAATGCACCGATACCATTTGATTTGTATATTTCATATGATTACCTGAACGTTTCCAATGTAACCAATGTCATACGGATTCTTGAGCACGTCCATATTTTTGAATCTGCATTAAGTCAGTTTGGCTTTTTCCCAAAAATATTGATCGCACCTGGTTTTTCTCATGAAGCTGGTGTCGGTCCTGAAATGCTTACCGTTGCAAATCCGTGTCGAGCAATGGCACTGATTGACATCCCTGAAGATAAAACACCAGAGGAAGCGGTTCAAATAAAACAAGCCTACAACAGCGACCGTTGCATGATTTGTTATCCTAAAATCAAATTTGTTGACCCATTAACAGGGACTGAATCAACCGACTGGTTATCTTCTCGTGCTGCCGGGCTTATGGCAAAAGTGGACAAAGAAGAAGGCTATCATGTCAGCCCTTCCAATCATGTGCTTGAAGGTATTACCGGCGTTGAACGGTTGTTATCCTACATTCCCAATAATGAAAATACAGAGCTTAATTATGTTAATTCCCAGGGCATTGTTTCTGTCTTAAACTTTTATGGCTCTGGTTATCGATTGTTCGGAAACAGAACCGCAGCATTTCCTTTTATGAGCGATCCATTAAATACGTTTATTTGTTGGCGAAGGGTTGCGGATATTCTCGAAGAATCCATTGAATATTACACCTTACAATTTTTAGACAAACCCATGTTCACAAATCCAATGAATGTGAAAAACGATCTTTTGATCAAAATACAGGATTCGGTCAATGATTTTATTCGCATCCTGCGTGGGCGTGGTGTGCTTGTCGATGGTGAATGCACTATCAATACAGATGATAACCCAACAACAGCACTGGCAAACGGTCAATTGACCTATCGTTATTATTTTACGCCGCCTGTGCCGGCTGAACGAATTACCTATAAAGCCATTGCAGATATAGAGGCACTTTCAACTGTATTTGCAACCATTACCAACCAATAAGGAGGCGCAAAATGGCCAGTATTATTTGGAAAGATAACCGCGCTTATCTCAATGACATTGACCTGTTTGGTAATGTTGTTGAGGGTAGCTGCGAAATTAAACGAAAAATGATTGAAGTTGACGGTGTCGGTTTGCCGGCTGGTGCAAATGTTCCCAGTGGCAGGTATGAACCCGTTACCGCCAGTTTGAATTTTAACAACATTGATGCCTCGATGATCAGACAATTTACAGTGCAGGATGGTTTTGTCAACTTAAAGATGATTGGGCATTGTAATTCTATCAATGCTTTAAGTGGTTTTTTTCAGGAAGATACGCTGACAACTATTGTTCGTGGGTTTTCTGATGGCATCCCTTTACCCGCTTTAAAAGCCTCTGAAGCTGCTGAAGTTGAGGTAAATATCAATGTTTTATTCATTGAAATCAGGAATACAAGCGGTGTTCTGTTCATGATGGATATCGCCAATGGCCTGGTTTATCCACAGAACGTTTTATAACAGGTAAAACATGGCTGATTTACAAATCATAAAACCAGGGATTCAAAAAAACGGGATCCCTGTTACCACTCAAATTTTAAATGAGATTGTTCACAATTTTAATCCCGATGCAAAACCACCCATTACGTTAGGACATCCGGTTGACAGTCGTGTTCCTGCATTTGGGCGGGTTACTTCCGTTTATTTAGATAGTGGCCTCTTATTAGGCGGTGTCAAAAAGACTCCCGAACTTATTCAATTGGAAAAAGAAGGTTACTATGACGGATGGTCTGCCGGGATTCGTGTAAGACCTGATGATGGTACGCATTATTTACACCATCTTGCATGGTTGGGGGAACTTCCGCCAGCATCTGAAACAAAATATGTGCATAAAAAAACCGAATATATAAACTTTAACGATGATCCAAATAAAGATTTAATTATTTTGGATCGCCAGGAGGAAAGGCATATGACAAAAGAAGAGATCGAAGCTTTGGTAAAACAAACCGATGAAGCCAATCAACAACGACTTGAAAAAGTTGAAAAACTGTTGGAACAATTATCCACTAAAAATGACGAAGATACAAAACCAGACACTTCAAATACAAATGATGATTCTGAAACCAAAAAAGAATTGGCGGCTGTTCTTCAAACCATTCAAAGCGATAGAATCAAAAGAATTGAAGACGTTTTTAAACGGAAAGGTCTTGATGATAATAAAATCAAACCGTTGATGGATGTTATTAAAAAATATCCCTCCATTGATCTTGCGGATAATGCTGATGATGGTGTGTATCATAAATTAATGACTTTTGCAGAAGGGCTTAACGATCCTTTAAAAGATTCGCTTCTGACAAGATCATTGATTAATCTTGATACAGGGCCAAATGATCAAGATTACATTGATCCTTCTTCACTCGCTGAAAAATTATAATTTTTAATAAAGGAGTTTGAAATGAGCGTATTTAGTGTCTGGACGAAAATAATTATAAGTTATAATATTAATAAGTTAAAATGCTACTAACCTGTTGAAGATTTTACTTCCCTTGTTAAAAATATCTTGACATAATTACTTCTATATATTAAATAACACTATGAAATTATAATATATATAATTACTGCTTGGTATGATTCTTGCAGTAGTAA